CATTCTGCGTGTCAACTCTTGCTTGCTGGGAGTAATATCATTAGTAACTAACTTATCTTTTCTTGGTCTGCCAATATGGTGTGAAGCAAGTATATCACGTATCTCTCTTACCTGTGATTCTGAGTAATATGATCTTACTTGAAATCCTCTTGCCCCACCTTTTTGAGATCCCGTTGGAAATGGAATTACTCCTCGTTTCATTAGTGATGGCATATATTTTTTGTGACGATTAACTAAATCAGCAGTCTGGCCAACCGTGTATGCTCGTTCTCTTTTATTTTTAAAGTCACTAATTAAACAACTTTCAATTTGATCTTTGTTTATATTATAAACAGACATTATTCCATTTGAGTGGTTGTAGTGATGTATTCTAACTAGGCTTCCGTTAAGAAACCAAACCTTTTTGTTCCCTGGTATTACAGGTGACTCATTGTATTTTTCGCTCTCAATTGTTCCCTTTTTAGTAGCCATCGGCCCTCCTGAGAATTGTTGGGTGGATGAAAAAATGTTCTCATTCCACAAAGAATACAATATAGTTCTAAATTATTTATTTCTGTATACTGTCTATCTATTAGCATTCTTCCATTACATTTTTTACATTTAATCATTAATTTGGTATTCCAATAATTATTAGATTAATACCAATACTTGTGTCTCCTCCAGCATTGAACTTAACTGTACCCTCGACCTTTGAGGTTGAGACACTTCTTAATGTAACTGTGACATCTTTACCAGCATCTGTATTTCCAACGTTGACTGGTGATGCTGTTACTACTGGAGCAAACTTAAATTCGCTTGGAAAGTCATAAGAAAATGTTAGTGAAGATCCAGCAGTTTGGGTTGTGCTTGTTGTAACCTGAACATAGCCACCAATGAACCTAGTCTCAGATGCCTTGGCACTTTGCTTTGCTGCATTTGGGGTATCTACAGTTACATACTTATATACTGATGGAGATACCTGAACAGAAAGATCATTAATAGCCTTAACAATCTGATAGATATAAGTTACATCTAGTGGTTGGCCTCGCTCTGGTACGGGTAATATTGCCATACTATAATTATACCAGACTTACGATTCCAGAATCATACACTTCTAAGTCATTTGTAAGAACTGGATTTATTGATGATATCTGAACTACAGCCCTTACTGACTGTGTTCCTGTTTTTAAAAATGAATAATTTTGTGATCCAGTAGTTCCCAAGTAGGACGGAGTTGCTCCATCAAATCCTACAAAGATATCATAAGTAATCTGTATTCGAATTTCCCCTACTGCCCAGTTTAAAAAGACTGTATTTCCAATAAGGTTTATATCTCCTGGTCCAACTGCAACAGCCTCAGAACCAAGAATAAATATTTTTGAATAGGCTGACTTTCTATTTCTATCTTCTGCAATTATTCTAAATCTTAGAACTCTTGAGTTAGAAGAAGTCACCTTTCCAAGTGATTCCTTTTTAATAACAACATTCTTTATTCCTTTGTCTGCCATGATTAAACACCCAGGGCAAATCTAAATTCAATATAGTTTGTTGTATTTGCTGACTTGATGATTGGTTTAGCACCCACAGTCTTAATTACAGAGTAGCCAGTCAGACCATACAAAGAGTTTGTTGATGTTATATTTTCTAATCTTAGTCCATCTAGGCATACATAGAACTGGTCTGATGGCAAGTTGTTCTCAGTAACACATGCATAAATTTTTGCTACAGCAACTTCACGCCAATCAAAATTATCTGTTTTGTTTAGATCTTTAAGTGTCTTTGTTGCAACAACATATCTATTAGAAGCAAAATTTATTGTCTCTTCTGCTGTTCCTGCTACATAGCCTACATCATCAATGTCTACTTCAAACCTTGCATACTCTTGGCTAGAGTTTAGACCAGTATGAGAAAACTCTAACAATATTTTAACATTGTCTGGAACGGTATTAGAGTTAGCAACTTTACTTACAACAGAAAATGCTAATTTTAATTCATCTAGTGGACTATTTTTTGTAAAATCTACAGTCGTTTCGTTAAGCCTGATGTACTTTGATCCAGAGCCTATGTTTAGTTTACCTGAAACATTTCTTGTAAGTGTAGAATCATTTCCAACTATAGCAATAATATTATTCAAGAATCTACATCTTTCATTTCTTGCAACTCTATCTTGCTGAGTAAATACTCTATTGTCTGCGTTTGTTTGAAAAACATTGAGAGTCTGATTTATAATACCATTCTCAGACTGTCCATCTAGTGGTGCATACACTGAGTCAATTTCTATAGCGGTAGAATTAAAAGGTTGGTACAACCAACTGTCCGTTTCTGCAAAAGAATAAATATTTCTACTATCAAAGGAACCAGCAACTGGATTTGATGCAGCAGAGAATATTCCTACCTCTGTTATTTCATATCTTTCTTCTGTTGGAAGTTGTGCTGTTAAGACTACCTTATCGATACCGTCCTCGTTTACAAAGCCTCTGGAAATAATGGGGACACGGAACATCTCAAAATCTAAGGACTTCTTTAGTGCGTAGTCTCCAAAACTACCCCCATCAGAAGCCACTGGGTTGGGTCCACAGCCCACAGCAATGTGAGAGGCATATGATTGTGTCTGCCCTACAAGATACTTGGCTAAAAGATTTTTACCTATATTAGTTATCATTAATTACTCCCATTATGTATTGTATCATCAAAAATTTGCCCACTAGACAATATCTGGATTTCTGCCTGGTCGCTTTCTTTAATATTGATTAAATTAATAACCAAATCACCTGTTAGTGGATCTATGTAGACTGACCTACAGTTCGGAACCTTTGTCCACTTAGTCTTATCTGGATTTACCTGGCCTGGTGATATGTACACTGGTTCTAGGTCATACCCAGTTCCACAAACTGGCAAGTAGTCAAATATTGATAAAGGCAAAGCCTTTAGGTATGAGTCAGATGCCTGAAGTCTTAAAACGTTGTTTGGGTTGTACTGTAAATAAAGATCTGTTAGGTTTTTAATTGGGGCATAAATAACCTTCTGTCCATTTACTAAATCGTGTCTAGATATTGTAGCAAGTTCATATCCACCAATTTCTTCAAATATAAGATCTGTCATTATTTCAATAGACATCATCTCATCACTTGCAATAATTAAATCTGGTGTAGCAATTTTTACTGATTTATCTTCAGATGCACTTGCTGGGTATGGAAGATCTGCGGTTGCGCCAGTTGCCATTACACTACCTCACTTAAAAATACCGTCATGTCTGGACCTTCTAGGCTTCTAGAAAATTCAATATTGTATACAACAAACCTGCTAGATGGATTTGAAGCCATACTTACACCATTTTCTTGATAGTCTAAACTAACTATGTCTCCAAGTTGAATTGTTGGAATTGAAAATATCTTAACCCCAATAGACTTTCTTGGCTTTGTTGTTTTTTCAATCATCCATTTCATTAGGCTTGATGCCTCATCTTGTGATTGTATGTAGGTAGCATCTAATGCAAAATCTTTTTTACCGTATGTCATTCTGCTTAACTTTATGTCTTGGTAATCTTGCTTAAACTTAAATGGATTTGATATTAATTTATCTGCAACAAACTGAGGGTTTGACTCAAGACTGTTTTTGTTAAAGTATTCATCAACTGTCAAATTGTTATCGGACTGCTGCGTAAAAGTAATTCCTTGAATTCTTAAATAGTTCCCACTTGTTTCATCTAGACTAAGAGCCGTATCTGTTGCATTAAAAATTAGAAACTCTGCGCCATAAGACCCTGCTCTAAAACCAGAAACAACATATCCTTTTATCTTATTAAATGTTGGAGAGATTTTTGCAGTTAATGCTGGGTATGCTTTATCATATTTAAAATTAAATGCTGCTGCCTCTCTCATAATGCTTCCAAACTCTTCAAAATATATATCATATTTTGGAGGCTCAGAAGAACCTATTCCAGTAAGGTAAGTATTTTGGATTAGTCCACTAATTGCATACTTCCTAAAAGATTCATTTGCATCAACTTCATTGTCTCCAAAAACAGAGTTAACTGGAGCACCCAAAGAAAAAGAAGTGTTCTGAGAATAGTTGTTACATAGAGCGTACACATTTTCAAACATTGCTCGTGTAGATCCTCTTGCAAATAAAGCCATATCAGAGTAAACTGGAAGAGGGTCTTTGTCGTCTACTGTCTTTATTAGACTTCCATTCATATATAGGTAGAATCTTCTTGTGCTTCCTATGTCTTCGTACTCTACTGCTAAATCATATACCGTTGGATTTTCCTCAGCAAACACTCTTGACTGCCCAGTAAACCTTCCGTCATCAACAGTTATTGTTGCTAGTCCATCCCAAAGACCTACTGGGATTGCCTTTCCATTATCAGATTTTATTTTGTAGAAGAACACATTGCTGACACTTTGTCTTTCTGTTTGAGACAAGTCTCCAAGCCCAAGTGCTGCTATCTCAAAATAATATCCTACATTTGTAGTTGGATTTAGCATTACCGCAATACCAGCAGATCCACCAGCAATGTTAATATTTTTATCTGGAGTAGAACCGTTTACAACATAGTATGTTGATGACCCGTTTGATGTTTGTCCACGATCCTGGTTGCTTTCTATCTTACCAACAATTCTTAGTCTTGTTCCAAAGTGCTTATATTTTTTACCTTGTAAAGACTTGTGAACATATGAAATAAAATTTCTTGGTTTTTCTTTAGTATTAAAGTTTGGACCAGTTAGTGAAAGTGCTGATGATTGAACTGATCCTGGAACCTGCTGAGTGTTTGTAGTTATTTCTCCAACATTGACAGTTGACATAAAGTTTTTAATGATTCCAGTTCTAGAAGATGTTCTTGATAGTGCATCAGAAGATACTCCAGAATCAGTTAACTTACCAGAAGATGCAACCGTTGTTACAAGAGGCAGTTCTTTCTTTTCAAAAAGATGTTCCGAAGACATGTAGCAACCCTTTACATTATCATCAGATTTCCAATAATCAGATATTCCAGCAGAGTGTTCGACCACGGCTGTTCCAAATTGTCCACGACCATGCTTTACCACTTCTCCATTTTGAAGTTTAACAACTCCAGACTGCTCAAAATATTTTGGCTCAGAGTAAATTCTTACCAGACCCGTTGGATATATCTTTCCGTTAAATGGTAGTTTAGAGAAGTAGTCTTGATAGTCTTCTGTAGAAGTTATCCATACATTTCCAAAACCAGTAACATTGTATTGAACGGCATCGTATTTTATAATTTCGCCTTGTGAATAAAAGTATCCGTTATATCTTGTAATCCAGTAAGCAGCCTCTCCAAGACTAAATGTATTGTTTATTACAATGTTATTTTTTACAGTTGGAACGTCTGCAGAAAGATTTGAGTTCAAAGGTATTGCGCTAAGAACATACGCTGACTGAGTGTTGACTTCATTGTTGATAGATTTTGTATTTTCTGTTCCAGAAACTTCCCACAAGAGAGCAGGCTTATATGTATAGAATCTTTCATCATCCAAAAGACTGGCTTGTCTTAAAGAGCCAATTGATCTTTGTATGTGCCTTGTCGTATAGTTAATTACTCCGTCATTATAAACATTGTTTGGCTGAACAGACACAGAAATAACGTTTGCAAGTTTAGCAGGGTTAACTGTTTTATTTTTAATCTCTCTGTCTTGAACTAAATCATTTGTTCCTTTAAGTTCAAATGTTGTTGGTCTTTGTGATGTGGTTGGCATTATGTAATCTTTGCTCATCATGACAAAGTTGTTGTATTCATCAAAGAACATTGCGGTTTGAGTTGACACTGCTAGATCTTGAAGTACTTCGGCAACACTTTTGTCTGGCCCAACAAAAAAGTATGGAATTATTATTTCTTTTTCATTTGCAACTCTCTTGAATGTGTAATTAGAAAAACCAACATGGTCTAACAAAAGAGATACAGCAGAACTAACAGATACCTCTGTCATTAATATTTGTGGAGCAGTAATAGATTCTAAATACCAATACATATCTCTTAAAGATAGGGAAACCGTTTTGCCCATAAGATCTTGCTTAGGGAATGAGTCTGAGTATAATGTTTTAATTGGAACCCAGTAGTCCCATCCTGCAACGTCAACAATAACCTCATAGAACTTAAACTGTACATGTCTGTTTATATACTTGGATATAATACTTGATGAATTGTTTTCATTAAATGCTTGGTCATAATCAAAAATGTTTATATTTCCATTAGAGGCAATTAACTGTCCGACTGGCAAACCACTTACGCCAAGATCTGATGCGCTTTTGTTAATTGAGTAATCTAAAGTTTTATCAGAAACATTTAAAACAAGTCTTGGGGATATTTCTATAAGGTCAAATGTTGAGTCTTTTACATTCATTGAGTCTACGACTATTCTAATTCCAGATATGTATTCAAATTCTCTATACTGCAATTTTCCGTCTAAAGATTTAGTAAATACGTTTGGAGATGTAGCATCTACAACAAAGTTTGTAAGTCTATCTACTGTTTCATCTTGGACATACCAGCCATACTTTGGGGTTATGATTTCATAATCTGTACCGTTCCAAATATAAAACTTTCCTATATCGCTTTCATTTTCTTTAATAAGATAAGCATATCCAACTACAGACTGCTCGGGAAGCAAAGATATGCTTGTGTAGACTTCTGCAAAGACAAAGTTTGGTCTCCACTCATCTGGAACAATTAAACCGTATGCTATTTCAACATATCCATCACTTTTAATAATTGGTGTGCCATCTACTCTTGTTATTGCTGGATTAAATGAAATAACATTTTCCCAGTTTCCATCTTTTAAAAACTGTATCTTCCATCTGTTTGGAACTTTTTGATTCAACTCTCCAAAAAATGGATCTGCAAATGCTCCAGTTGGAGATGAGAATGGTCCTAGATTTTCTGTTCCCGTGTGAGTCTGCATCTTAACGACAACTCTGTTTGTGGGAATTTTTTCCTTGTAAACAACAAAAGGACAAGCATCTTCTATTGAGTTCTGAGATCCTCTTATCTTTGATGCAATTCCGTATTCTTGACCAGACTCTGTTCTATATGAAGTCCAGTATTTAAACTTGTCATTTTTGTCTGGCATATAGTATCTTGGTCTATCGGCCATAACTAGGTTGGGGTGATGTAGTTTTCCATTCTCAAAGAATACCGCCTTGTTGATTCCAGATCTTGGTCTGAATTGATTAAAGCATTCCTCTAAAGAATAAAGAGTTTGTAATTTTTCTTTCTTTGTTAAAAAGGTTGTTGGGATATCATCATTGTCAAATGTTCCATCTACAAGCGTGTCTGCATCAGTTGCTCCTGTATAAAAATTTCCAGCATCATTAATGTCAAAACTTGTGGGAAGTGAAGAATAAAGAGAAGAAGCATCTGTTGGTCTGTACCTATAGTTACCAATATGTTTTATATTGGTTGGTATATTCATATTCCATTCTGCTGTTATTACTGACTTGTTTCGTACCGTCGAAGAAGTCTCTAAAAATGTTTGCAGGTCTTTGTCTTCAAACATTATACTTCTTCCAGGCTTATTGAGACATTCCAGAAATCAAACTTAGTTCCTCTTTTTTCAACAGAGTATGAAAAATCACTAATGAACATCTCTATAAGTTGATTATATTGTTGAAGGTGGTCGTATGGTTCTGGTGTTCCCTTAAAAATTCCTTTTCTATCATATGCAAGGTATACCCAGAAAGATCCTTTGTGTGCGTCATACCATTCAAGCATATCTGCTCCACCAGCACCACCATCAGATGTATAAGCCTTGTACGGAGAAACTCCAGTGACTGTATCAAATGTTGGTATGTTTGCGTGAGATCTAGATGGAATTAAATCCCAACTTGTACTTAGTGTTATTTTGTCTGCAATGTGATATGATCTCATACGACCATTAATCATTCTTTCACGCTTTTCAATTCTTTCTTCTGAGAATTCAAGAGGCTGTCTGTTATCGTCAGTAATAACCAAGAATTGATCTAGAAGAGTTTGATCTTCAACACTTTCTGGGTCTACGCCAATTTCATATCCGTTAGGGACATACAAACCATTTTTAAGAGTACCAGTGTTTTCAGACCAGAGCATTCCACTTGGTCTGTGATATTTTTTACGACCCTGTATATAGGTTACCCTAGGGTCTATCTCTTCATCGGCCATTTAATGACACCCCTCTAATTCTTCTCTCGTCAACCCTCTTTATGGTTGACATTACTGCTTGTGCAATATCGTTTGGATTTGCATCTGTTTTTGCATTAACTGTTAGTGCATATGTATTATTATACACTGAACCGCCAACAGAATCACCCTTATTAATTTTTCTCATTGTGTCTACACCATATGAGTCTACTGCATACTTGCTCATAATAAATTCTCCTGGAGTTAGCATTGCTGGGACTGTGTCAGTACCCTTTGCAAAACCACCAAGTGCAAAAAACTTAGGAATAAGTCCACCCATAGACCAGTTACCCCAGTTTCCAAATGCATTTGCTGCAGATGCGTTGCCACCGAACTTCTTAAGGTTTGCTTCGTCTTTTGCTTTTTTATCTGCTGCTGCTCTTGCTGCTGCTTCTTTTACAGCCTTTTCTTGTGCAAGCATTCCTGCAGTTGGTGCCATTGCCTTTTGTACAGCAAGATCATTTTGTAACTTGTATAAACTTTGTAGGTGCTGTGCTGGAGTGTTTCCAGCATTCTTTGCTACATCTCTGACATTCATGTTTTGCTCAAATAGCATTAGATTCTTTTTGGCATCTTGAGCAATTCTATCTAGATCTTCTCTATGCAAAAGAGAATTATTATAGAATGGATCTTGCTTTTGTGCTTCTCCAAATGGTGTTACCGTACCTGGTTTTGCTGGTACTGGATCTGTAACTGTACCCTTTTTTACTGGTGCAGTTGATCCTTCTCCTGGGCAGTTTCCTGGGAATCCACTTGTTGCAACCTGATGACCTAGTGAAGGACAGTATGTCAATGCTGGCCCCTCTGGTGGCTTTTCTTCTGCTGTGGTTGCCTTGTAACATTTTCCTTCTGCATTCATTATCATTCCAGCAGGGCAAGGATTAGGTGGCGTATCCCCTGCAGGTATACAATTTCCATTACCATCATCCTTTGTTCCAGCAGGACAAGTAAGAGTTCCTGCAGGTATAACTGGATCTGTGTCTGGTTTTAGTGCATTATATCTTGCTATTAGTTTTGCAACAACTGCTTCGGCATCTGCCATTATTTTAAGGAATTTTTCATTAGTTGTTCTTGCTATGTCGATATCGTTTTGCATTCTTTCCCAACGTGCTCTTTCGATATCAAGTGGCTTTATTGCTTCTCTTAATGCTACTTCTTTTTGTCTAATTAGTTCTTGATCAAATTCTATTTTTTCTTCTTGTGCAAACACTAAATCCTGAAGACGCTCAATTTCTTTTTCAACATCTTCTCTACTTTTTCCATCTTGTCTTACCTTAGACAGTTCGTACTCTCTAGATTTGTTTAGTGCTTCTTTTTCTTTTGTAACTGCATCGGCTGCTGCTTGGGCTCTCATATCTTGAGCAGCCCTTGCTGCTGCTGCAATGTCTCCAGATGTTAATGCTTCAGCAAGACTTAGTTGCCCCTTTTGCTGAGCAGATATAGCAGCATTTGCTTTTTCAACTTGATCTAATGCTTCAATTCTTTCATCATATTTGTCATTAATCTTTTGCTCTTGTTTTTCAATTCCACGAAGCAGTGCCTCCTGGTCATCAATCTTATACTGATAGCCAGCGACTAGATCTTGTGCTGCATCGATTTTATCTTTCAGTCCTCTAGTCTGAAAATCAAAATCTAATTGAAGAGTTTTTTCTTTTACATCTAGATTATCCATGGCAGCATTAAAGCCATCATCAAATATTTTTTGTAAACCTTCAATGCTTAGGGCTTTAATCTTTAGTTCAATTTTGTTCTTATTTAAAACCTTTTCAAGTAATGATAAAAATGATTTATAGGTTTCGTCATTTGGGCTAAGGCTTTTTAAATTAGCAAGAGATGAGGCAAGAGCGTCATTTGACAATATTGCTTCAACCTCTGCTTCATTAAATCTTGACATTATGCTTGTCATTGTTGTAAGTAGGTCCACTCTTTCTTGTAGAGAAGTCTTTTCAGCCTCAATTGTTTGTACAGCAGCATAATTCTTTTTGTTCTTTGTTGCTTCTTGCCATGTCTTTGCTATTTGCTTAATCTGCTTATCAGACAACTTCTTATTGGCAATTGCTGCAGCAAAGGTAGCATCTGCAACTGCTTCTAGAGCAACAGAGCCCTCTATGCCTGCAACCTTAAGCCTTGTCAATGCTGTGGTCTGATTGCCAATCTGCTTTGACATTCTTTCTTGCTCGCTTACAAACTCTCCAAGACTTATTGATGCTATTGCATCTCCTATGCTTCTTGCATTGTCTTTGAGTTTTATTATGTTGCCTTTTGCATCAAACTCAAACAAAGACTTCTTTCTCTTTTCATATTCTTTAGGATCCATGCCAGTTATAAGATCAATTAGGTCTTCTCCTGCTCCTAGTTTTCTCATATCATTCTCAATACCGCTAAATATTTCAATCGTCTTGCTTCCACCAAATAATTTGTTGAGTGCCTTTTGTGATTTTCCCCAGCCTTCTGTAATCTGGATTTGATTTTTTCTTACATCTCTAAGCCTCTTAAGTAATTCATCAAGAGGAGATGTTTCAACTTTTGCCCCTACACCGTCACCGCCACCAGGAACAACTGGAAGAGTGTTATCTGCTGCAGACTTTGTAATTGCCTCAGCCTTTGTTTGTGCAAAGTTAATATACTCTGTTGGCATTTTGCCTTTATTTTCTGCTTGCCATGCTTTAAATGCTGCTTGCTGGTCAGGATCTCCCTGTAGTTGTAGTTGGTATGCGATGGCAGTAGTGTAAACTTTTTGAGATGCTGCGTCAAGCGTATTCCAATATGCTAGATCCGCATTAACTGCTGCTAATCCTTCTGCACCTAGAACAGTAGTAACAAAGTCTAGTCCCATCTTTCCATCTTTTGCATTAATCTTATCTATAATTCCTTGTACTGCTTGTTGTGCTGTTGGGTTTTTTAAGAAATAGTCAACAGATATTCCCACTGGAATGTTGTTTCCATACATGGCTAATTGTCCGTAGAAGTCTTGGAACTTCTGTGCTTCCTTACCACTCTTTGTTTTTATTTGAAGAAGATAGTCTTTCTTTGATTGTGTATCATCTCCAAAACCATTTACAACAGCAATTGTTTCTGCAGCAAACTTTCCTCCAAACTTTCCTATCATACCAAGGACGACTTCTTGATCTGCTTTATCTGTAAATACTTTAAATAGGTTAATCATCTGGTTGGGGTCAAAGTTTCCAGACTCCATTTCTAGTTTAAGGCTAAGTTTTTGCTGATCAGTAAGTTGTGAATCATTAACTGATGAC